CAGCGGCTACAATGCCGGCACGAAGATGGATAATATAACGCTCATTGTCACGGAAAAGATTAGTAAACATAACAATTGGTGCAAGAATATTTACATCTTCTTCAATGTCCGAAAGTTCCATCATACGAGATAATGAAACTGGAGCATAGGAATCTAAACGGCGAAGGTGTTCAGCAATGTCATCTGTTTGAAGGAAAATAGAATTATATAAGTTACCTAGAAAATCGTGATATTCAGGAAAGTTTGAACCTTCTACATTCCAATGATATGAATGTGCTTTGAAATACAAAGCAAAGTTTGTACCAAGAATGGTTTTAAGTTGATCAATTAATTTTTCCATAGTATTTTTATTTAGCTTGTCTAAGTTGTTTAATAAATTCTGCTGTTGAACCTACAAAAACAGCCTTGTCAACATTGATTGCGCCTCTGTTGTCTAATTGCTTTGGCTGCAAATCTTGTTTTCTTTTTTGTATCTCTAGCAAATCTTTATTCATATCTGCTAAGTGTTTCATCATGTTAGCCGCAACTTCGTATGCCCTTGGATGCTCAGACTCTTTGGCAACATGAAGAATATTATCAGCAGCAATATTACCTTTTTCAATTAGCTTGCGAAGATTCTGCCTTGCAAATTCAGCATCGTCATCTACAACATTTTCGATAACAACCATTTCTGTAGTTGTAACTTCAATTGGTTCAATGTCTAGTGCTTCAGAAAGTTTTTCATTTAGTTTGCTCATAATAATGTATTAGGCCACTCAGTTATTTCATCGTTAAATCCAAAGTTGTCATCTGGTGCAGAATTTGCTTGTGGTACTGATGTAGTAACTATATGCACAGCTTTTAGTGGAACAACATCTGTTCTGGCTATACGATAGACAGCACCAGAATAATCTCCAGAAACAAAATTATTTGGAGAAAATAAACCATTTAATTCACCAACAATTAATATACCATTTGTATTGTTAGAGAAATATATAACTTTACCTGTGTAGTATGGGCTGTTATTTGCTCTAACAGTTTCGCCTGTTAAGAAATAATTATTACCGTTTGCATAGTCTACATATAATTTTTGAGCATCACGATTTTGTGTATTGATATAGATGTTTGTGTTTGCTTGACCATATCTTCCTGAAGTTGTGCTATAAGAACCAATGATGCCACCTGGTTCTTCAATTGCTGGCCACAGATAACTCTTTACAGTAAAATCTAAATCCCAAATAATTAATCTTGATGAGCCATCGGATAAACCACCTTCATACTCTGTAGTAGTATTAACAGAATTTAGTATGATTGGCATATCATATTTTTGATCCATACCAGGAATCATATCAACTGTAACAGTAAAATCTGGTTTGAAGAAAGGTAATATCTGTTCTACAATTTGTGTTCCGTCATCTGTATTTCGAACATAGATTGTCATAGAAAAATTGAAATCATAGGGAACAGGAATATATTGTGCGCTAACTCCACCTGTGCTGTTCATTGCAAAGTTTTTAATTAGAGACTGTTGCTTGCGTGAGTTGTCATAACTCAGACCAGTCATTTCAAATGAAATGCGCGGTACATTTATAGCGATAGTTTTTGTTAGAGTGGGATCGGATGTGATAGCAGTTAAATATCTTTCCTTTGGACCATATGAAAGAGGTACTTTAAAAATTTCTTTTTTGCTTACCCCATCACGCATATATCTTTGCAATTGGATATCATTGAATAGAGTACCAAACGCAACAACAATTTTGCGAATTGAACGATTATAATATTGTGACTTACCTAACATTACGGTTCACCAAATGGGTTAACTTCAGAGAAATCAATAATAGAATCTGATTCACCCTCTATTCTAGCATTATCTTGTATATCTTCAAATGCAGTATTCATATATGTAGTATCATCTACAGTAATACTGTTCCATTTTGCATTACTTGTATTACCCGATACATTACCTGATGCAAATGTACCTTGCACTCTAATGATATCTATGTGCGTGTTTGGCGTAAAATCATAGACAATAGCCTGTGCAGTAGCATAAGTTAAGTTAGCACCTTGATAAACTATTTCATCATTAACAAATTTACCTGTGCCACCTGCGGCTAGTGAAATCTTTGTGCGTGGATAGTAATCACGAATCTGTTCATCAATCTCATTAATACCAGTTGAAATAATTTCATTTGAGAATACATACAGTTTCATTTTCAATGCATATACATAAACATTACCGCCACGACCTCGACCTAGAGTGTAGAACATTGTCTGTTGATCTTCATGTTCTACAAATGTAATCTCATATAGATTTTTTAGTAGTGGTACATAAATTAAATCACCTTCATTAGGTCTTATCTGTGGAACTGTTGCAACAAATCTACGGCGAGAAACTAGCAATGTTATTTCATCACGAATTTCTAAACCAAACTTAGATATGAAATCTTGCTCACCATCCATACCTGTAACATTTTCCATATACATCTCAAGTGGAAATGCAGTAACATATTGCTTGAGTGTGTCTTCACCATATAGATAATCTACGGAATCTCTTGTGCCTCTTGGAAGATAAAATACATCCATACCATACATCTGCATGGCTTCAATAACCAAATCCTCCACAAGCAACTGCTCGGAAGTTATCTGGCTAGTAGGAAACGGATTGAAATAGAAGTTTGTTGCCATTAGCCTGTCAATATCTCACTTGGCAGACTGTTGTAATTGTAAATTTCTTCTTCAACTTTATCAATCTCTGCTTGAGCCTCATCCCAAATTTCTTTGCCGTTTAGTGTGACACCACCTGGCATTTGTATGCCACCAAATTTCTTTAGGTTTTCACCCCATTGTCTTTTGATGAGTGCTGTGCCATACCGTTTTAAAACTTTATCATCCCAAACATCGGATATACCAGATACTGTTCCCGTAACATTTGTTTGATTTGTTGCAACTGGACTATAAAATTGTAATGATGTTGGTGATGAAATTGTTTTTATTTGTTTACTCTCACCACCAATTAAAATGATATCATTTTCCAAAACTTCTTGATCAAAAATTGTACCAGTTCCAACTACAGTATTTGCAGTTGTTGTAGCCGTAAGTGTACCTGTTAATGTAACTGTATCGGGTACAAGTTTTCTATAACACTCTAAGATAACATATGTACCAACTTGAACATCGCTGTTCCAATCTATATCAAGAAACACTTTGTTTAATTTACGATTGAATCTAAACTGTGGCGTACCAGAGAATAGCAATTGTAATGTGCGAATGTGCTGCATCGTAATCTCATATGATACATATGAAACAGAAGTAAAATCGTATAGATCGTGTAAGCGTAACTGATAACGCAAGTCAAACATATTGATTGATGAGTTAGAATCGTCAAATGGTAAAACACCAGTTACAAATGTTACTGCATCAGGACAATAAATCCAACGGCGATTAATGTCTTCAGCCGTAATCATATGCTTCATGTAAATCTTTTCAGTACCATCAAAATGGTAATCTTGAAAGAATTGTAGAGCATCATCTATACGGTCATCGACCTGATCGTCATCCACGTTAATATTGATAACAGGGAAACCTAATCGGCGAAGGCAGTATGTTTTAAATTGTAATCTAGTAACAGGTTTAGACATTCTATTTCTTCTTCAATTCGTTGATTTCTTGTTTTAGTTCTTTCACAGATTGAATCAGCAAAGCCACTATTCTATCATATTTAACTGCAAGATAACCATCCGGTCTTTCGGCAACAAGTTCAGGTAAAACTTCTCTTAGTTCTTGGGCAATCACACCAACATCATGTCTTCTATTAAAGTAATCGTCTTCACCGCCATGCTGTTCAAGGTAATCATCAGTCCATTCAAATCTAACGCCTCTAATTTTATCCATAGAGGACAAAGCATTTTCAATTGGTACAATATTTTTCTTCAGTCTTACATCTGAAGAATAGTATGCGGTAATATTATTTGCTGCACGAATCTCACCAACAACACCTGAGGCTGCTGTTCCAATACCCAATGATGTAGTCTGAAGACTTGATGAGAACGAAGCGTAAGAGTTGGCATCAAGAGTTAATGCCGTAGTTCCGCCAGTTGTACCGTTATTGTTTATTTTAAAAACTAAGGTACCATCAGTATTTCCAGTAACAATATAACAACTGGTAGATGTAAGTCCAGAAGATACGATACTCATGTATTAAAGCTTTCTTTAAGAACAAGTTTCAAAGTATTATTTATCTCATTCTTCATTGATAATTGCCATCACTTCATCAAGTGTTTCTTTAACTTCCCACGAATTGTTATTTACACCAAATGCCACAGTTACTTTTGTGCCATCTTCTTGTGTACCTTCAAAGAACGATATCAACGCTTCGGTATTTAAAATTAAACCCTCACCGATTCGACCTGGAGTTGCATTGGTTAGCTTGATCAGTTTCATGATTGCTCAACCCATGAAGTAGTGGTTTCATTCCACGAATATATGCCATCAGTTGGCATTGCAACAGGAGCATCCCATAGACAGGTGCTTTCATTCAACACCCAAGATGCGTATGGTTTTGGTGGAATAAATGCATCACGTTGTTCATCATATGTGTAACCAATGCCTGCATAGTTTTTACGAAACGGTGTGCCACCATTAGAGTGAACACCGCCGTGAGTGTTATAAGAAGTTTGTTTGTAAACATCACCGGTACGAGCCGTTAGTTCTGCTTCTTTACCGTTATCTTCATCACGACCTACGGTGACAAAAGTTACTATATTGTTCGAATCAAGTTTTGCAAAATGTGCCATAATTTTCCTTATGCAAACGAAACAGTTTCATTAGTCGTTGATGTTGCAGTAATAGTATATATCTTGAACCCACCGCTAGTAACAGAAGTCTGCGTCACGCCACCTGAGAAGGTGGCAGTGTAGGTGTCAGGAACCTTGACAATCACTATGCCCGAACCACCATTGCCGCCAGCAAATTCTGCTCCACCTGCGCCGCCACCACCACCGCCACCAAAGTTTGCGGTTGCGTTACTACCTACGGTTGTGCTTGAGCCATTGCCAGCGTTCGTGCCACCTGTGCCGCCCGTTCCTGTCGGACTACCCGTATTTGTGCCCCCGCCACCACCGCCTGAGTACGATTGCGATGTACCGGACAAAGAGGAAGTTGATGCCGCACCACCTGCTCCACCCGTTGTGCTTGCGCCGTTTGCACCTGCGCCACCTGCTCCACCTCCACCTCCACCGGGATAAGGTGCGGTATTAAGACCGTTACCGCCGTTGTTGCCGTAGTTTGCGCCTGTTCCGCCCGTTCCTGCGTAGCCACCAGCATTAACTGCGCCGCCGCCACCTGACGCATTTGCAGACGAAGTGCCGTTCGCTGTTCCACCGGCAGTTACTGAAC